CTGGGAACGCTACTGAGGCGTTAGTAGGAATCTTAAAGGCTACTGCTGTTGCCTTATTCATTGGGACTAGGGCTTGATACTGATCCGCTAGAACTGCTGTGTAGTCTGCTGTAGCGTCAGTATTGACCGTAAAGGTCACTAAGCCGTTTACCGTTGCGGCGGTCAAAATATCGCCAGTGCTTGCTGGTAGTCCAGATGCCATTATATCTCCTAGTAACCCAATGTAGATGTGCCGATTATACCGTAATACGAGCTTCCAACGATGAAACCATCGGCTATTGGTTCAAGCGTTGTAATGTTGACGGTCATCTTGTTTGGCGTGATTGACCAATTAACGCCTTGGAATTGAAGGTTCTTCACAATAGTTGAGCCGTCTGGTTGGATATTGGTGATGAGCAGATTGCTAAAGTAATCAAGTCCCAGCATTGTGTCGGTTGGGACTGAAGGGTCTAAGAGATCGACTGTCATCTCGTCAATGCGGATACTCGTCTCTTGACGGGTAGCAATGTATTCCTTGGCTATGTTGGAGACGATGGTATCTGTTTCAGCTACAAGGTCTGTCTGTGTAATGGAGTGAGGGAAGTATTTATCGATTGAGGTCTGATTGGTAGCAACCTGAACTGTGCCACCCACGCGTCCTAGATTGGCTTGGTTGATGATGAGTTTGTCATCGAAGCTATACTTGAGGTTCTTGTAGGGAATCCCACCAGTTTGATTGAAGGCTGTAGGGGAAGTGGCTAAGGAAGCCATGACCTGCGCTCTGGACTTAAACACAGCTGTGCCAGAGGTGTCCATATAGAACGCGCCTGTTTCAGAGAACTCTGCGTTCTTGATGGCTGCAAGGCTTGTGCGGTTGGTTGCAGGATCAGCAATGCAAGTGTTAGCCCCAGTAGCAATTGTGCGCATCGAGGTTGGAAATGAGACTTGATTGAGTATCTTGCCTATGCGTGTGCCTGTGTCCTGCCCTGCGCCTGAGTCTGTGATGGTGCTGACGTTAGCCATGTTAAATAGGCGAAAGGCATCTTGGCAGACAATATCGACATAACCAGTATCTTGATTAACTGGGTAGGTATAACGATACTCGATGGCATAACCTGAGAATAGATACTTCTGTGTTGTGCTAGTCGTTGCAGAGACACGCAGCTTGCGTAGCGGTACAAGTTTGCCGTAGTAAGGGCTTGACGTGTTCTGTGGGTTAAAGTAGCTAAGAGGGTCTAGGACTCGAACTGTGCATTGTCCTGCCTCATACTGGTCGCGCTGGATATTGCGCCCACGGGTAATGCTAATCTCATATACATTGGGAGTGAGATCAACTGTAGGTTCTGGAGAAGTAGAATCGCCTAAAGTGTTTGTACCTAAGATTCCGTATTTAGCATCGCCAATAACAAAGCCGTTGTAGCCGAATGTCGCGCCGTTGGTAAAGTCAAAGGAAACGGCTATTTGCGCTGGGAGTGCCATTAGCTGAACATGCCTGCGATTCTACCAATCTGAGATGGTGAACCTGAAAGACTTGAAAGCTGCGCTCCTGCTAGGACTTTATCGATGAGTTCTTGCTCGCGGATCACATTGCCTTGGACTTGAACATTGATAACTGTATTGCCCGAAGTCTGCATGCCATAAGAAGGGAAGTCCACATTGCTTGCTTGGTTAGCAATAGAGCCAGCATAGTCCCCATACCCTGCCACAACGCCGATAGCCGCTAGTTCAGGGGCTAACCCTGCTGGTCTATAGGTAGCGGTTGAAGGTGAGGTTAAAGCGTTCAATTTCATCTGGAAATCAAGAATCCATTGATCTAAGAAAGCAAAGGGATTAGCAATCTTGGCATTGCCAATGCTCAAGAAGTATTGGTAAAGCTTGCCTGTTGAGTCTTGAGCCATAAGTATTTCTTTAGTCAGCTTGGTTGCAAGGTCAGCATTGCCGTTTAGGATTGCTGCTTGAGCCTCAAGGCGAGTTCTATCCTCAGCCGAGAGGTTGCCCTTGAGTGCTGCAATAATCTGAATCTGCTCAAGGTCGAATATTGAGCCAGCCTTCTTAAGATCAGCCTGTTGCTTCTGCTGTGCTGTAAGTTCTTTTTGAGCCTTAACTTGCTTGACTGTAAGTGCGGCTAATTCCTTGGCTCTCTTGGCCGCCGCCGCTTCTGCTGCGCGTTGTTGTGCTGTTCTAGCTGCTGTGCCTGCTGGAGACTTAGAACGGTTGGTTGATGGACTGCCTTCCAACATGCCAGCAAGTGATCCATTAGCACCAGTAAGCCCACCAAATGTAGTAAGAAAATCAAGACCTCTGTAGAGTTTGACCAGACCACCAATTGCAAAACCTGTTGCTTGAGTAATACCGTTAATAGCCTTGGCAATATCGTCAATAGTTTTAGCTGCATCGCTGGCAGTTGAACCGCCGCCAATCTTGGCAAAGGCATCGACCAATCCAGAGCCGATAGTCTCTTTAGCGTTTTCTCCTGCAAGGGTAAGAACGTCCATCTTGTAAGCCGTAGTCGTCAGATAATCCTGCGCTGCTCCAGCAGACTTGACGAGCATGATGCCAAGAATGTCAGCAAAAGACTTTGACTTGAGTTCTGCCTGAGTAAGACCTGTGTTGTATTTCTTAAGTCCGCGAGTAATGCCCACATAACCGTTAGCCAAGTCCTGTGAGACTGTAGCCAAGTCCACGCCACTAGCGCGGCTTATCTGGATTGCATTGTTAAGCAATTCTTGAGACTTGGTTAGTGATCCTGTTGTGTTGAGCAATGCTTGAAAGGCTGGGCGCAGAACATCATCTGCAATGGCTGAGGACTTCTCAAGGTTAGCAATAAAGTCTGTGACGCGAGACTGGGACATAGATAATCCAAGGTTGTCCACGGCTGTTGCAAGTCTGCGAGCTGAGGCTTCATCAGCTGCAAAGGCTTTAACTGATGCCTTGCCGTAATTAACAATTGCGGCTGTGCCTAGTGCTAAACCAAGATTTCTTAGAGTCTTGTTAAGTTTGTGTGCGGCTGATTCAGCCTTCTTAAAACCACGGGTATCAGCCTTAGAGCCAATCTTAATTTCTTCATAGACGATTGCCATTATGCTGCCTTCCCAATGCCTTCTCTAACACGGGCTCTAAATTGCACTAGAGCTGTGTCAATAGCCTTATTGACTGCGCCTTCTGCCTTGCCTCTGTTGTTAGCCCATGCGCGATAGATAAGACGACCACGACCTTTGAGGCTAGAAGTAAGTTCAGGCAAGTTAGCAATGAACTGTTGTCCTGCTTTGGGATTAGTTGAATGGCTAAACTTGTGGCTTGCTGATCCTTTAGGACCGACCCAAGGCTGGCCCTGTGCGCCATTGCGTCCTGCGCTTTCATAGATTGCGCCAACTCGACTATTATTCTGGACGCTTGCCATCGAGCTAAAGCCTTCAGAATTTATCTTGCTTGGAACAGCAGAATACTTAATGCCACCAATGATTGTAGAAGCACTATACATAGGGAATCTGGCTTCGCTAAATGAACGAGAAGCCCAGCCACGCATAGGAGATACAGCAGGGACAAATCCCTTTGCTTCTCTGACTACGGGACGCAAGACATTGCCAATTTCTTTGCGCAAGGTTTTTTCTAAGTCAGGAGTAAAGCGGCGCATTGCTTTGCGTATATCAGCGTTTCCGCGTATTTCTATTCGCATCGCTTCGCTCCTTTGCTATGTCCCTAAGGACTTCTAGATGTGCCTTAAACGCCATAGGAGGCAGTTCAATAATGCTATTGAAAGGAACTCCATACTCGTAACTCAATCGAGCTGCGGTATAGGTGAGGGAGTTCCGATCTACCCTAAAGGGTCAGATTCCAGCACTTCCACGCTTTTTAACGTTGAAAGGAAATCTTCCCCGAAAGGTTTGACTGTTTCACCCGAACGTCTAATTGATTCCCAGCAGAGCCAGTACACGTCTGACTGCTTCTGATCTTCAATCAAGGCTTTGTGAAAGCCCTTCTTGGCGTATTGCTCGAAGGCATACTCGATAAGTGGAGTAATTTCGTACTCTGTTACTGAGTTGTCAGCCCTTGTTACCTTTAGCTTTGCCATGTTAGCCCCTTTATTTTCTTAGGAAGTTGTTACAGCAATTGTACCTGATACGTTCCAAGTTACAGACTGAGTTGAAAGGTCGCCAACTGCACCGTTAATAGGTGTTGTGTTATTGACAAGGCAAGTCATTGTGTAAAGAGGATTGCTAGCAGATGTAGCAGCAGAAGTTTGCTTAGCTGTTACTGTAATGTTATTGCCCCAGACTGAAGATGAGTTCAATGTCTGAAGTGTCTTTGCTGATTCTGAATCGTTAAAGAAATCTACAGTAATAGAAGATGCTTCTAGACCTTTAACAAAGCGATGACCAGAGTCACCCATTGCAGTTGTCTCAAGCTCGTCAAATGAGCGATTAATTGTTACAGATGAAACTAGAGCTGAGAGATCTACCGCATTAACAGTAAGAACTACTCCGTTGCTTAGATATACTGCCATTTAGGTTATTCCTCGTCCTTCTTAGATGTTGGTTTTGTTTCTGCCTTTGGAGCGACCTGACCGATTTTAATCAGGAACGCTTCATTTTCTTTTTCCCATTGCGCTAAATCGGTCATGATTTAACTCCATTCCGTTAGGGTACTGATTGCAATGTCGCAAGTCAGTAAATCTCCAGAAGCGATTGATAGCACGCTAGGCGCACTGACGCTTCCTACGTTAAATACAATGCTGGAAGCGTCTAGTAACGCAAAGACTCGAACTATGTCGGTCTCGATGCCAGCAAGGTTGCCTGCGTTGTCCAGAAGTGGGACAAGTATTTGCAAACGAAAGTTAGCCAATGGCGCGACTGAAGTACGGTCATTATTGGTCGGAGTAATGTACGGATCAGCAGGGGTTAAAATTAAACTATTGGCGACAGGTGTGGCAGGAGGATATGCAAAGACTGAATAGTAACTGTTGTCTGTAAGAGCCGCCGCAATAGTTGTGCGTAGTGTGGTTATCGCTGCCATGTCAGCCAATCAAACTTCGTGGGTCGAGATAAGGACTTAACAACCCTCTGACGCGAGCGATGAGCTGTGAGGACATGGCGTACATGTTGCCTATTGAGCCATCTGGCATCATGCCGTTACCTGAGTTAGTTTGACGAGAAGTCCAGATTGAAATACAGATCATGAGGCTTGCTTCTTGGATTGCAGGAATTGCTGTGTAATCTACATAAGTCTCAGCAGCTGCTGTGCCATAAGGCGCAACTGTATGAATTGGGTTATCGCTTGTGTGAGATGTGGTTACGCTAAAGCTCTTATTGCCCACTGCTGTAATGGTCTTAGTACCGTTATATTTTGTGCCAGCGTTGCTGATTGTTACGGATTGCCCTACATAGAATACGTCTTTGATATCCTGATTAAAGTAAAGAGTTCCTACTGTGCCGACATTGCCATGAGCAATGATTGGCTGTTCGTTCTTCCATAGAAAAGGCAACAAGACATTATCTCCAGCATCGCAGACGGACTGAATTACGGCGTCTGAATACAGACTGCCGACTCCAAGTGCCGCTTTTAATTCTGCCACTGTGGTGATGCTCATTGTTATCCTTTCTAAAGACTCAGAGGGACTGCAAGGGCTCTGGCAGCCCCTCTGAGTGACTTAGTGTGGCTTACGCCTTG